TTTCAATTTGATCTCTTCTGGTTTTGTCTGTTTGATTATTGGGATCGTAATTAGTAAACCCCGGCATCTGCATTGGACAGTTTAAAGAAGGATAATCTAATTTAGAATACTCTCCAACTGCTTTCAATAGCCATGTATTGCTGTTATCTCCACATCCACATCCACCACAATAAAAATATTCAGATTTTTTACTTTTAATGAGTTTAGGGCATGCTGGTATATCACCATGACCAAAACAAGAAAGAGTTCTTAATTTTTTAGTAGGTAAATCAATTTTAGTATTGCTCAAACCTCTAGATGCTATAGCCATTGCCAGCATCATCATTTTTTTGAACATAATTACACACTTTCATAAATTACAGTCATTCCAGCTGGAATGACATGTTCAGCTAAGAAATTTTTATGTTTATCCAAAACATTTGCTTTAATTTGTATTATACCAGGAGAAGCGGTATAAACTTGTGTTGTAGAATATGGCATATTTAAAAGGCAAGTCAGGACATACTTTATTGCTTTTGTGGTGCCTTTAATATCAAAATATGAACCTTGAACTTGCAAAGAAAATCTTCTTATATTTGGTAATATATCTGAAAGGTCATCAGATGCAAAATCTGCACCAGGAAAATAACTTTCAGCAAATCCTTCTAATAGTTTAGAATCAATTGTAATTGGAGATCTTATATTTTCCCAATCTAGTTGGGCACCATAACCATACTTTAAACTAAAAAGCCATCTAAGATAATTTTTAATAATTGGAATTACCAATACATTTTCAGTATCATTATTATAAGCTTTAATAATCCATTCAGGAAACAATGAATTTATTGTAAGAGAATCACCAAACCAATATTCTCCTTGAATATTATAGAATTCGGATCCATAAAGCTGTTTGGCTTTTTGAATAAGCTTTTCTATTTTACCTTCAACAGTTACGGGAATATGATTGAATAATAATATCATAGAGTGTAATTAATTGTTATTCCAGCTGGCCCAGTAGCAGATAAAAATTCTAATAGAGATGTTTGATCAGATGCAGATAGTCCAGCATCAACATATACATTAACAGAATATGGAGTGCTTCCATTTGACACTGTGATTACATCTGGATCTGTGGTACCAAAAACTCCAGAAGACATAATTGCATATTTAAGATCATTCAAAGTTACCCATCTACGTCTTCCGTTTCCATTAAAAAGAACTGTAGATCTTGCACGTTCAACATTTAAAGTATCATATCCACCAGAAGGAGTTGGTAAAGAAATAAATGTTGTAGTTGAAAGTGGTGTTATTGTTGCATTATTTCCAAGACTTCCGTTTGTGGTTACAGCTATGATTTCAACACGCTTAGATAAATCAATGGAAGATGAATTTATAAAATTATTTGTTACGATATAACCATTTGGGCCATTTATTACTGTAAAATAATTACCAGAAGTAGTTGCTTCTGAACCTCTATCTACTCTGCTATAAATTGTTTGTGTGTTTGTTGGGAGATCAGTAACGACAAATCTTATGGTTCTTGGATCTATGCTTAAAGGCAAAAGAATATACTGACCGGTATAATCATAATTTGTATAACTTACAATTTGTGATCCACAGTACAAAGTATAAACATTTGTACCAGCAGGTATAGTATTAATATTAAAGAATAAAACATTAGTACCATCTAAGCTTTTTGCTGGAAATGCCGTGTATGGCGATATGGAAGTTGATGCCAAAATTGTAGCGTCAGTTGATGCCGACTGTGTAAATGGTAATAATATGGATTCGTTAGAAGCTAATCCAGAAAATGATTCTAAATTTTGTGCAGAAATTTTAAATGATTCATTAAATCCAAAATAACTATACGCACCATTATATGCTGTTGCTGTTGCCAATATGTTTATTAACATATTGGCAGCACTTGCACTATTTCGAAAATCAATACCAATTAATTGGGGTTGCCCCTCTAAAAAAGTAGTTAAAGAATTTACTATATCAGTATAGTCTAAAGAAGAAACATTTAAATTTTTTGTATTGTATGCCATTATAAACTGACCTCTATAGAACAATATATGTTGCTCTGCAATTTTAACCCATCAAAATAAGAAAATGTAATTTTAAATTGTAAAGAAGATTGACTATAATAATAAAGCTGAACAACCACATTCATAACACCTTGAATAGATGCTTCAATGTAATGACCCATAGTGGTTTCTAAAGTATTTTTATTACTTACAGGATCAAACAAATACACATAATAATTAGAACCAAAATTTTGATCCGATGACAATTCACCTTTATTTGTATTAAAAAGATGCGTAATTTTTTGTACTATACTATTATAACCACTTACCATAGCAATATCAGTGGTGTTGCTGGTAGTTGGTATTTTCTCAAATAGTATTGAAAAATCTTTAGGTTGCATCAAAATTATTTATCTGGAATTTGAGTTACAGTTAATGCTGTTTCGTGAGTTCCACCACTATTGAGAACATGTTTAACAGAAACTATAAGATATAATCCAGAAAATATAGATTCTCCCGTATCAATAGGAGATCTTGTTGGATGGTCAACCAATAGTTCTATTATATAACCGGGACGAAGATTAAAATCACCAGCTACAGTTATGTCTACTTTAGATAGATATTTTAATCCATCTAAAAATTCTCTTCTATCTACTGGAACTTTTATTGGAGTTTTCCAGAAAGTTGCAACATTTAAACGATGTTTTAAATAAGCTTCAAAATTGGTGCCAACTTCTGGACACACACAACTAAAAGAGGCTTCTGGAGTTCCCCATAAACATCCCAACCAGCTTTCACCAAGACTGCTTTTTATTTCATCACATTCTCCTCCAGTTATACCGGTAAGAAGATCTCTGATGACCAATGTTCCTTTTGCTGGAACATCTCCTGTTGGACCTTTCCATACATTAGTACTATCTACACCTAATTGTTTTGCTATTTCTTTGACAGCTGGAAAAGAATCAAAACAATTTTGAAGACTGCCAGGAGATCCCGTCAACCCTCTTGTTATTTCTGAATTAGCACATTCATATGAATGCCTAGAACTAACAGGAGTCAATGCACTTTTTGCAATTGTATATGGAAATACTTTTATTTGATTTGTATTTTTTTGATCAGCCATATTAGGAACATGTCCCGTCTATTACATTTTCTGCAGTAAAATAATAAAGATATTTATTATCATAAGAAGAATCCCAATCACTCAAAGGAACTCCAGCACTTCCAAAAATAGTTTGCCAAGATTTTTTATACATTTTTACAAAATGATAAACTTGACCAGAAGATGCTACTCCAGAACTAGAAGGAAGTCCTATAGGTCTATAGTTAAATCCATTTGGTGGAAAAATCCAACCAGGACTATATGTTGCTGCTCCGCTAGTATTTCTGTTTCCAGATTCATTTATATTAATTGCATAAGTATCGTATTGATTAGAAGTGGATTTAATATTTGGATCTAGTACCCAATGAGAAATATCCATTACATCACCACTTGAATATATTTGACTACTATCGCCTTGGTTTTTTGGAGCAAAATTAATTTTATTCCAACCATAAATCCATTTTCTATTAGTTCCAGTTGGATCAATACCATTATCAAATTTATATGATGTCAACACAGCAAAAAAAGAATCATCTTGATCTTGTCCCATACAACACAATGAATACATTACAAAATTTTGAAGTTCTACTTTACGAATCAATTCTAATTGATTGGATCCACTAAACCCATCTGATGTTAATTTTACAGCAGAATTATACTTAATATCAAGAACTTTTTGTAAATTACTACCACTTGGAGTTGGAACTGATAATATATTATTTGGATAATATGGATCAAGTGGAGTCAAATCAAACACATTTTTCCACATTTCAGTATTATCAATGAATGGAAATGAGGCTGTTAGACCAGCCAAATTAAAGTTTTTATATTGGCCTTCCATGCCATATTGGCCACTCATGTGAGTTGAAGAGGCATTTTTTCCAGTTGTTTTTGCATCATCAATATATCCCCAATGCCCAGAATATTCTAATTCTTCTGCGCCTTTTTCAAATCCATTTGTTCCAGAAGTATTTCCAACAAGTTGAATATTATATCTTGCCCCTTCATCTAGAAATTGATAAGCAAGATTCGTGTAGGTATTTCCACCAGTTATACCATCTAATATTTTCGGTGTTTTTCTTACATAATAATATTGTTTTATAAGATACTGAAGACCTTGATTTGTGCTGTAATTATACAATTTTTTATACAAGGTACCATTTATTTTTTGTTGTGGTATGTCTCCTGAATATATTGCATATCTTAAATTATAAGTTCTTAGTGCTGCTGATCCATTCAAATCCTTAGTTACAGAAGAAATGCATTTTAAATTTAAATAACTGCCCCAATCAGTCCAAAATACAAATCGTGGTTTATCTTTAAAGTCGGAATATGGTCCACCTTCTAATGGTACGGCATAACTTGCAAGATAATTTAAATATTCTGCAATGTTGTCAGAACCAACTTCAGTACCATCAAGTTTTGGATTTAAAGGACGATAGCAAACATAATTATCGGTTTCTTCAACTAAATTAATTCCTTGAGTATACTCGGATCCTATAGCGCTGGCAACATTTTTAAAAAACTCATCTATTCTTACAACTTTTGGTTTAGTTGTTTTAAGTAAACTAGATAATGTATTTTCTTGACAGAAAAAATACAAATAATTACTAAAATGAAGTGCAACATATGTTTCTTCTGTAGCTGATGCCGCATTATTTAAATGCGCAACAGCATGTATTCTAAAACGATCAAATTTTCCATTTTCATATTTAAAAGTTAAATATGCTACACCAAAAAGACTTAATCTAGAAATAAAATCTGCTTTATCTCTTACAATCAAAACACCAGATGGAAATGTATCAAATAAACTTTCTGTAAGTTCAAGTCTGTGGTATTCACATTCTTCATTTCTTTCAAAAATATTTAATGACACATTACCAGTATCACTTTGTAATATAATACCAATTAAAGGAGAATTGAATGGATTTGAATTTGAATTTGTACTCATAAACCAGAGTATTTAGGGGTGATCAAAGAAGATAAAGATGAAACCAAATCTATAGGAGCAATGACGTTTATCTGTTTTGTTTTATCTTTTATATAATTTTCAACAGTTACTGTTGTTAAATTTGTGTTACTTACATTCAAAAAGGCATCACTATCTCCCGCAGGTTCTGCTCCAACAGGAGTATTAATTTTTTTTGTTTTATCTGATGAGAATTCTTCAAATATTGTTTCTGTATATTTTATACTATTGTTTGCTGTAGTATTATTATTTGTTGCAAAATAAGTATCACCTTTATAAATAAAAGTTAAATTTGTTATAGGTGTTGTCGATGGATATATAAAATTTTCACCTGTATCTACATTTGGTTTTACTGCTACATTTTTACTATATGAATTTGATTTTTCAACTAGAGCCAATCCACCGTTTAAATCAAAATTTCCAACATAAGTATATTCCCATGGTTGTCCTGAGGTTGCCCCAACATATGGTGTCAATATACTTCCTGCTGGAGGATTGAATGTAGTTCCGCTAAGATAATAACCAGAAGAAGTACTATAAGGATTAAAAGCTGTTTTTATTTCATTTTCAGAAATAAAATTAGTAGCATTTTCATCAGTAACTTTAAATGGATTTATTGCATTGTTAGAATGCAAAAATACCCAAAGAGAATCAGGATCATTAAAAACTGATAAAGATGCTTCTATTAAAGTTGTTTTATTGTCAATAGTAATACTAGTTTGTCTTTGATTTTTTATATTTTTATTATAAAAACTATAAAAATTGCAAAGACTAATATCACCTATTTCAGTTGAATAAGTTTTTTTGGGTAAATTTGTAAAAAATTTCATATAAAGTTCTTAACCATTATTTCCAAAAGACATATAAGATATTTCCGACTTTGATCTGATGTAATTCAATGCTGGAACAAATGTTCCTGTTTCAAATTCTGTAAAAATAAGAGACATTAGTGTGTAGGATGATGCTCCATTTGGTAAAAATCTAATAACTGAATCTACATTGTCATTTTTCTTTACCATTACTTGTTCTAAAACACATGGTAAAGGTTCTCCTAACCATATTTCAGATAAATTTTGAAAACTAGAACTTTGATTACCAGCAGTTACACTAATTGTCCATAAATTTTGCGGTAAAGTTCTTTCAGGATAATTGGCAATAACTGGATATGACCATTTTCTGAAAGAAGCTACAATATTTTCCACTTCGGAACTTTCTTGTGCATTATGTGGTACAAATATATAATCAAATTTATATGTTTTTCTTGCTTCACTTATCATAGACATTTCAGTAATATTTGAAAAACGTCTATACGTAGAAGTTGCAAATTGTTTTTCCGAATAAAACTGTGCTGGCTGTAATGTTCTATCAAATAAAGTATCAAAATTACCAAATCCACCAGAATTTGCTACTCCGGCCATACTCATTACTGGTCCTATAGGACTGTCGCTTTGACCAAATTCATGTGCTGCGTGAAATCCAGGTTCTTTTGGTAAAGGTAATTTAATATGACCGAAACTTCTCTGTACTATGGTAGAACGCATTCTATCAATATTTCTTAATGAATATTGTGCAACATAAAAATTAACCCATAAAGGTTGTTCTTGAGCATATGAACCAGTTGGATATGAGTAGTATGCCATATATTATTATTTATGATTTTCATAAATATTTTTAATGGCCTATAAAACTAAATATAAACCAGTCAACAAAGGCAAATATGTGGGAGATTCTAATTCCATAAACTGTCGTTCTTTGTGGGAACGAAGTGTTTGTAAATTTTGTGATATAAATGATAACGTATTAAAATGGTCTTTTGAAGAAATGGTAGTTCCTTATCACAATCCAATTGACAATAAAATAAGAAATTATATACCAGATTTTACCGTTCAGATTAAAATAAATGGTAAAATAGAAACATGGATGATTGAAGTAAAACCAAAAAAGCAAACCCTTTTGAAGGAAAATGCATCAAAAAAAGAACGAATTACATGGGCGGTGAATAGCGCTAAATGGAAAGCAGCCCAAGCATATTGCGAAAAGTACAATATGGTATTTAAAATTTTAACAGAAAAAGAGCTATTTGCTAATGCTTGATAACACAATAAACAGTTTAAAAACTTATTTTTCACAACATAAGGGAGTACAAAGACCAAATAGATATTCTATGTCTTTTGTAAATGCTCCTAATTCTTCATTTAAAGATACCGAATATGTTGTGGATGAGTTTCAACTAAATAAACGAGCAATCGATACAGTATCAGATAATTTAAATGGTTATGGTATTGGAAGATTGATTCCACGCAGACAAAGATTTGAACAAGGATTTGGAGTAACGTTTCCAGTAACTGGAGACAATAGAATTATGTTATTTATGAATGATTGGTTTAATTTAATTTACAGTGGAGGCTATTCTGTAGGAAGTTACAATACTCCATTTAAATTAAATTATTATGATACTATTGTTAAAAATTGTCAAGTAATATTAAGTTTATTGGATTTAAATGGAAATGTTGCATCTAGAATTACTTTTTTTGAAGTTATGCCAGTTGAAACACTTCCAATAAAACCAAACAGCATTGCACCAGATCCTTATATGCGGTATAGTGTAATTTTTAATTATAGAGATTTTAAACATGAAAAAGGTTAATATATGAATTTGATTGAAGAACTAAAAACATATTTTCCAAAATATGAAACTGTTTTGCCAGTAAGTAAAATAAAGGTTTCCTTTTCTCCGTTTAAAGTAAAAGACGCAAAAAATTTAGCAATTATTTTACAAGAAAATAATAAAAAATTGGCAGTAAATGCCTTATATGAAATATTAAAAAATAATTGTGAAGGAGTTGACCCAAAACAACTTCTTATGGCAGATGCCGAGTATCTGTTTTTGCAAATTAGATCAAAAAGTATTGATGAAATAATTTCTATCATATATGAAAATAACAAATATAAATTAAACATAAATGAAATTAAATGCGTGAACAATCAAGAAAATAAAATATTAAACATAAACAAGAACATTACAGTTGAATTAGAAGCACCTTTATTAAAAGATTTAATGGATTTAAATTCTTTTGAAAAAAATGATTTTCAACAAGCATGCATTAAAAAAATTATTGTAAAAAATGAAATATATGATTTTAAAAAATATATTCCAGATGAAATAAAAGAAATAATGAATAATTTGCCAATTTCTATATTGGCAGAATTGGATAAATTTATTCAAGGGCAACCTAAACTTACTGCTTCAATAACATTAACTGATGGATCAGAAAAGGAGGTAAGTGGGTTATTGGATTTTTTTATCTTTCGGTAAGATACTTTGATCTTACCGATTACTATAAATCTAATTTCAAATTGGTAAATTCTTTTTCTTGGAACATAACGGATATTGAAAATATGATGGTATGGGAAAGAGAAATTTATATTAATTTACTTTTAGATCATATAGAAACACAAAAACAATCTCAAAATACTAATCCATTTACAATGATGTAACCTATGACAGAAGATAATACATTCAATATAGATTTTCAGGCAGAACAATCAAAATTTGATCAATATATTACTCCCACTATTAAAGTGGATGATTCTCAATATAAAATTGAAATGTCCGAGATTAAACCACCAGAACCAGAAAAAATAACTATTGATCCCAAAACAACTGTTATTCCAAATAGAGAAGTAATGAGTCCAATGTCTGGTAAAATGGATTCATATGTATTACAAACTGCTCCTATTGTTTCACAAGCCGAACAAGCCCAAGCATTATTGGCAAATGCTTCTTCAAGTCAAGAAAATTTATATAAAGAAATGAATACAATTCATTCGGCATTAAGTGAATTAAATTCGCAAATAGGAAAAAAACAGGATTTGGTACGAAATGACGCAGCGCTAACAGAATCAAGAGTATCAATCATGCAAAAAAACATAATGTTTTATGATAGGTTGGGAAGATCTGTTGGTAGACCATCTTGGGGATAAAAAAAGCCCCCTTGCGGGGGCTTTTCTCAATCATTCTCCATTTCGGAGAAGTACTTTAGAGGATCCTTTTCCTCAATGTCTTCAGACACTACCGTGTCTGCCACATCATCCTCAATGCTCTTGCTTTCAGTAAACTGAGCACGAACATCATCGCCAACAGCCTTCTTGTATCGTTCAGTGAGTTCTGCGTAACTCTTGAACTGGCTCTTATCAACAAATGGCTTTAGAGGATACTGCTTCTTCCAAAGTTCCTCTAGCTTCTTGTCATCTCCACCAAAAAGAGGAGCAGGAGATGCAAATTCTGACCGATCATAATTTACGTAACCTCCGACATTACGAATCTTGATCTTGAAGTCTGCACCAGTCCAGAAGTTGAATGGGTCAACTGCAACCTCATCCTGATACTCTGGGTGAGCGAGGCTTTGAATCTTCTGGAAGATCTTTGTACCATACTGGTAAAGGAAAACCTTTCCCTTATTCTCTGGGTTAGCAGGATCTTCAATTACAAGAATATTGGAAATGTAAGCCAACTTACGCTTACGATTTCTTGCAATGTTCTTATCATCTTCAATACCGCTATTCCAAAGTTCCGTGTTACCCTGACAAATTGGACACTTCTAACCAATCGTAGTGGGGCAATTTTCAAACAGCCAACCACCCTTGCCTTTGAATGCATGGCTGTACATTGATACAAAGGGCGTATCTTCTCCCTGAATTTCAGGCAGGAAGCGGATTACAGCATATCCGTTACCTGCTTTATCGATACCGGGCTTCCAAAGACGCTCGTCCTTGTAACTCTCCTTAGAGGTGAGTTTATCCATACGCTCGGTTAGAGATGCGACTGAGTTCTTACTCTTCTTCTTAAAATCTGCAAAGTTTGACATAGTATATTCCCGAGGACCTACCTCGGCCTTTCTAGTTTAATTATAGCCCAAGTAGATGGTTAGTCAACTGGGAGTTTCTTAGTTTTTATCTTTGTTTTAATCAAATGAAGATTTTTTGCTTCATTTTCAATTTTTTCAATTAAAGGTTTTGTTAGTAATTTTCCAGCTGCAGAGGGATCTAAATTTAATTCCTCTGCCAACTCAAGAACACAATCCATAAAAGACAGATGTGTTAATTTTACTCTATCTAACACCTTTGAAGAAAATTTTTCTTTGGCTGCTTCGTCTATGTACATATAATCAGTATACCACCATATTAACAATATCCAATAATTTAATACACCTAAATATTCTAGAACTATTTAGAGGATACCATGGCCGTAGACAACGATACAAACATTGTTATTGAAACTTCTGGTTTAACCGCTGCTGTTGCTACTGACGTAGCTCGCTTTGGTGGTATAACTGCCCATTTCCAAATGATGAAGCTTGCATATGGTGCCACTGGAACCGCTACGGTAGTAACCAGTAGCTCTCCACTGCCTGTATCTGTTGCAGGAGGCATGACTGCCACCATCTCTGGATTTACTGGTACCATCTATGTACAAGGTCCCGCTGGGGGCCCTGTAGTAGTAAGCGGAACAGTAAATGCTATTGGTCTAAGTGGCTCTCCCGTATTTGTATCTACCCAGTCCGGTACTAGAGTTGAAGTTACAGGTGGACGCCCACTTGCCAAAGCAACAGACTCAGTATCCGTATGGGGTCCAAGTGGTCTAACTTACGTTTATGCCAATCTTGTAGATTCCAGTGGAGCTGGTATTGGAACTTCTGGAGATGCACTTAAAGTAAGTGTAGTCGGGGCAGCAATTAATGCTACAGTTGGAACTACATTATCTGTACAAGGTTTTTCTGGTGGTTATGCTTTAAATATTAATGATACCAGTATTTTAACAGGTATGACCGCAATTTACGGTCAAGTAGTTGGTTTGAGAACAGATTTAACTGCTCTTGGGGTTGGGCGCCCATCTGCATTCAAGACAGGAAGACTATCTGTATCTTCTGCTGCAGTAGGCCAAATGGATTCAGGTGGTTATACAACTACTGCAGAAATCAACATTAAAGCACTTTCAACCAATACAGACTTTGTTTATATCGGCAATACATCTGGATTAATAGGATCATCTTTTGGATATGCTCTTGATCCCGGTGAAAGTGTATCCTTGAATGTAATTAACACAAATACTATCTACGCAATTTCAAACACCGGAACACAAGTAATTACATATCTAGCATCATAATATGTCATTCTTTTTAACAGCATCCCAAGTAATTCAAAATTATGGTTTTGAAATTACTGGATCCACATACGATCCAGTGTTTACCAAGGGATATGTTAATTCTTCGCCAAATGTTTCTATAGCTGGGACAAGTTGCTATATTGATTATTCGGAATGTTACGACAATTCGGATAGAACAACAATAGTAAAATTGTTTAAAAACACTCCATCTGGAACTACCTTTGCACTCAGTAATGGTAATTATTATAATTCAGATCTGGATATTCTCAGAGATATTTCCGGTGTATTTAGTTTACAAACTTTAACAAATAATGATAAATTGGTAATTGGTGGGATTGTTTCTGGGTTTACATATGATAATACGTACAAGTATTATAATAAAAACAATTTTATAAAACCTCCACAGTATTCTACTGGTTATGCAGGAGCAACTAATTCAAACTGGATAAAGAATACATTAAATGATTCCAGATTTAAATCTGTAATGAATAAAGGTATTCTTGGTTCTGTATTTTCAAAACAAGAATATGTTGAAATAGCTGGATCCACTCTTAATTCTGGAAAACTTCTGGTATCTGGTTCTGTTCAATTAAAAGACAAACAAGAATTAATTTATTGTGGTGTTACTCTGACAAATGAAAATCTGTCAACACAACAAACAACAATAACTCAATTTTTAAGAGGTAACTCTAATCCAGATATATTGGCCAAAAGCACCAAGACAACTGGGTGCTATATTGTCTATGACGGATTAGGAAATCAAGTAAATTGTTTTGAAAAACAAAATGAACTTCAAGCATTTTTAAGAAGTCAGTATGAAGGTGCTACTTACACTACTAAATGGATTTCATGTGATTCTTGTTCCAGATTATCTGATAATTCTTATAATGCGGCAAGCGCTGATAAAACATTTCCTTTTGAAGCTTTAATATTTGCTTCAATTATAGAATCAACAGATACAAATGGAAATTTGTCAAGATCATTATATTTAAATTATCCCTCTTCAAATGTTTTGCGTCCTGTTAGTTCTATAACTATTAATTTAATAAATGGATTTAAAATTGATTTAAGCCATCCATCATTAAAAGGATATGTTGTAAACGTGTATTCTGATATTAATAAAATTAATATTATTACACAAAATTTATATTCTTTTGGAACTCCAGGATATGATCAGGCCGGATTATTGTTTGTATTAAAACCAAATTCTCCAAAAAATCTTTATTTTGAATTTGCTGGACCCGTTACATTTGATTTAAATGTTTTAATACCGTAAAATTATAAAACCCACCGTTAAGTGGGCCTTATTTGATAAAACTTATTTAAATTTTATCGAGACCGATTAAGGACTACACGCGAGTCCGTACGACCATTTTTTGTTTCACGAACTACGGTGTAGTTCATGTCAAAACGATCAAAAGCCTCACGAAGGTCATGCATCGTTGCGCGCATATTGGTAACGCGGAAACGCTTGCGAGC